AAACAACAAAAGATGTTGATGTATCAGATTTATCATGCTGAACACGTATATAATTAAATGTTTTATTTAATGATTCCGTAAATGCGGGAATTGATTTTATATGCATATCACGATATCCTAACCCTTTTAAATCAAAAGAAGATATAGTTGTATTCGGGTCACGATTTTTAAAAACAAATTCACCCGATCTATTAATCATAACAATAAATCCTTCTGCTTCTGCCAATTTTGTCATTAATCCCCATACCGTTAATCCATCTAATGATGTTGATGTCGCAAGATTATAATTTATTGTCGTCGATTGTATATTCCAAGCACTCGTTGAAATAAATTGCTGAAATATATAATTACCCGAGCCATCAGTATGATTTTTTATTCTTGTTATTACTTCTGACGCAGTTCCTGTTATCCCCATACCTGGAATATCAGTTGCGATCATTTCTTCAAATACACTTATTAAAGATTTTGCTTTCAATTGAACTTCATTTTTTTCACCACTCAATGATATTTCATTTGATAAAATAAAAATACCTTGCGAAGAATCTGTCGGATATTCTGTGCCATCAAAAGCGGTATATCCTGCATTAACTTTTATTAATGTCTTATATCGTGTCAAATAGCCATACCATAAACTTTTCGTGTCATCTTCTCTATTAAATGTGGCATTATTATTAGTGACGACTAATGTTAATCCGCTGTGTTTAAAAGAATTTAATTTTATATCGTCGACTGCTGTCTCTATTTCACCCCATTTTTTTACATATGCTGTTATCTCTTGCCATGCAGATTCGTATAATCCATCATTCACATTCCTTCTTTTAATATAAGCTCTGCGAAAAACAGTCGCCGATGATTTATTTATTTCTGTTTCTAAACTCATGCGTTACTCGTTTCCTCAAGCGTAATATCACCCGTAAATCCGATTTCTCTTACATTATCAGCATATTTAAAATTAAAATCTTTTGACCATACCATTTCATACGCATTCCCTTCCCATGCTGATATTGTCGGGAATGGAATGTAATAAACAGGTAATGCTATTTGATAAATTTCATATAAAGAATTATAGAAATCTTCTGTGATAAAAGTAAATTTCATATCAACCTTATATTTATCTTTAATATTATGCAATACAATTCCACCATCTGCCATAACATGACGTATTTGTATTCTGTCTATAACAGGTTTAAAGTTTTTTATAGAAGGATTAACTTCAAATAATAATTCTCTTTCTGCAATAATAAATTGTCCAATCGCTTTCTCTGTATTCGCAGACATAGCAGAATCCATTTGTAATTGAATACTTGATACTGTAATACTATTGAAGGAAATGTATGTAGATGTATCCGAATTATTAGTATATATCGCTAATGAATTTGCGGTAACAGAATTATAAAATAATCTGAAATTTTTTAAATTGTGATTTTGTATTAATATATTCGATATGATTGACGATGCTGAAAACCCTATTGATATAATTGTTGATGTGTTTGACGAATATCCATCAGTTTCATATTGTACCGATGGATTTCTATCTATTAATCGATCAGCCGTATTCGTTGAACTACTGACAATAATAAGTGTTGTTGTATTAATCATATTTTGTGATAAAAATTCCATTGGTAACATATAATATCCCCTAAAAGGTTATGCTTTCGTTATTCCGTTGCATATTATAAAATTTTGTATCAAGTATTTTAGCAAGTTGATCTAATCCCGCATCATCAGCAATTAATGTACCAACATTCAAATTGATTGTAGTATTATTCCCAATTAATCCGACGCCTTCATCTTCTAATGGGATAATCGCTTCCGATTTCCCTGCTTCACCAGCACGTATTAATGTCCCACCTTCCCTTGGCATCACGATACCGCCTTCTGCCATACCGGTCGCCGCAATAGTTCCTATTTGAACCGCACCAGCGGCGGCTACCAATGCCGCCATTGGTGGTCCCAGAATAGGTCCCAATCCCCACGCTTTGGCAACACCCTGCGCAACACTTACAATAGCATTTGCCATAGCGGCGGCTTTCCCAATAATAAATAATCCTTTATCATGGCTTGTTTGTAATGTTGAAATAGTATCAAGAGTTGAAGTTACTGCATTAATCTTATCTTTTTGTGCATTTGTATAAATTGTTTTTAAATTATTTTCAAATGATTGTTCTAATGATGCTTTTGTATTATTTTCTCTTGATGAATCTTTTATTTCATCTTCGATACGTTTTTCGTTAAGTTTTTTGTTTTTCTCATTCTGATCTGCTTGTGCTTTAAAATCATCAGCAAATTTTTTCTCATTTAATTTTTTGTTTTTTTCATTCTGTTCTGTTTGAGATTTTATTTGCCACTCAAAATCCTGTTTTTTAGTATCCTGTAACCCTTTTTTTGTATTCTTATCATCTTCAACCATCTTCTTATTATTTTCAAACATCTTGCTATATGAATCCTTTTGTTTATCAACCATTGCATTAAAATCTTCTTTTACTGAATCAATAGATACAGTAACCATATTCGATAAGGTATCAAACGCACCCTGAAAATCACCTGTCATTAAATCCCATATCGCTGATGCTACTTCTGTTAATGCAAATACCCAAGTTGTCAATATTTCTGTTGCTAATTCAAATACATTAAATACTGTTTCACCAAAATACATTACTGCATTCGCAACGGCACCGAATGCTTCTCTGTTTTCATCTAATGTCTTTATTCCTTCTTGCATACGTTCGATAAATTGCAACATAGGACCTTCGATTAAACTTCCTATCGTTTCTTGAAAATCGCTAAATGAATTTTTTAATCGTTCTAATGCGCCTAAGGGACCTTTGCCAACCGCCTCTGCCTGTCCTTCGAATTTCGATGTTAATGAATCGACAACCGCACCAACAGAATCAGATTTGAATTTTGTTTCATCTAATGCAACACCATACCGAGTTAATGCGGCGGTTGAACCAGTTGATATTGTTTTACCGATAGTCATTGCCGCAGTATTTAAATCAACACCAAGTACTGTTGACATATCAAGTATTTTTGGTGTTAATGATGTAATTGATTTTTCATTCAAACCAAAAGAAGCAAGCATTGCTTGCATAGAAACAATTGAATCATCACTAAATTTTGTTGTTTTTTGTAAACTATTGGCAAGTTCTTGTAATCGTACCGAAGCACCTGGCAAAGTACCTTTAACATTGTTTATTGCGGTATCTAATTTTATTACTGCTTCTTTTTGATTTCCCCATTCAATAAATGATTTACCTAAAAACGCACCTAAGGCAGTTATCCCAGCACCTAACCCTATAAAAGCAGTTTTTAAACCACTCGATGCTGATTTAAGTTTATCCATTCCCGCAGAAGCCAAATCTTTTAATTTAACTATTAATGTCGCCGTCTTGTCTGCCATTGTTTCACCTGCTTATTTTCAATTTCTAATCCTATCGTCAATATAAACATATCGAATAATTGTCCTTCCATTATCGAATAACCGCCTTCTGGAAATAAGACATCAATCGGTCTTTGTCTATATTCTTTTGACAAGCGATGTATAACAAATGCTTTATCCTTATCGAAAAAAAAACCCCTTTTATTTTTTCAATTATCCCATGCCTAAATTTATTTAATGAGTGCGCTAATATTTCAAGATATAATTTCGTTCCCAAATCCATATCAACAAATATATCATCAATAGTAATACCTGCTTCTTTGTGTCGTAATTCATTTTTACCAATAGGTATTAATACCGGTTTAATTAACCCAGATTCGACAATCTGTTTCATCATTTCAATGGTATTCTGTAATTGTGCCGGATGTATCTGTGAATTTATATCGACAGGACGTTTGCTATAAAAAGATGTGAATATCTGCGGCATTTTATCATACGGAAAATCCAACAAGGGATTGATCTTCCGTATGATATATTTATTGCCGTATATTTTAATTGTTTTATACCCAAGTAAAATATCCTTGTTCATTATACCTTTCAATACGTTTGCGTTGCATTGATAATAGTAACACCGATATCCCTTCCTGTAGAAGTCATAGGATTATCAACCAATACATCAAAAGTTATTTCAGGCGTTAAAATATCATTCGGTCCCGTTACTTCTGGGTCTGGCGTATTAATATGAACTTTAGGTAATCGTATCTGGCATGTGTAATTCTGTTTAGCTGATATTGATTGCCCGACAAATAATAATTCAACTGAACCTTGCTCATTATTAATAAACCTATTCCAAGCTGTTAATGTATCAAACCGTTGAGTTATTTTAAACTCTATTGCTCTTCTTGTTGGAGGCAATACCGCTAAAACATTAGAACCTAAACAACGAGCCGTCGCATCATTTTTTAAATTATTCACTATCGATAATTCAAATCCTGTAATGCATTCAACTGCTGTTGATGTAATACTTGCCTCTGTCCCAGCATATCTATATGTTCCTTGTACATACGTAAACGGCAATATTGCACTAATTGATAAACTACCCGAAATATCAGTACCTGATTGCGTACTGTCTTTAAACATAAACTCATAACTAACTTTCACCGGTTCACCAATAGCGGCTGTTATAACACAATTATTTACTCTCCCGCCCGTATATTGCCAATGATGTGTTAGTCCTTTACGTACCTGAAACGATAAACTTGAGGGTAATGTGTCAAAATTACCTGCACTTAAACTATGAACAAAACCACCGGATAATGATGCCGAACTAATCCCGCCACCCAATGCTACTGCTAACGGTAAAACTGATTCAATCGGATGCAGATATTGTTCTAATGTTCCCGAAACATTCTTGTCTAATTGTACCCGTTTTGTAAACCCTCTATTCCTTGATATTGCTTCAAGTTTCTGATTCGTTATTTCTGTCTTGAATCCTATCATTAACGGTTCCATTGACGATGAACCTGTTGCCGCTGTCGCTGGAAATGTTCCCCATGTCGTTTCTTTCCAAAATGCTACATACGAATTAACTCCAAGTTCTGCATTAGACCCGACTCCCATATAAATACCTCCTCGTTTTTTCAAATAGTCTTTGACTATTCTGATAATTTATTGTCGCTATCTTTAAATTATCGAAACTTTCTCTATAATCATACATGCTTATTTTATCAGAGTTGATCGAACTCAATACCGATTCTAATGGTTTATTCTGTTCTTCACCTAAATATAATAACCCTCGTTCAGAACAATTTATTACTGGTAATTTGAATGATGATACATACGAATATAACCATTTCGCAGAAAAAAATAAATTCTCGCTTGAGAATATCATCTCACCTTTAAAATCCAGCATCGTTCTGTGATTCATATAATACCGTTTCGGTTTTGGATTTTTCCATGCGTAATAATTACCGTCGGGACGCCATGAATAATCATACCCGATTAAAATATATTTTTCATAACCACCCCAATTAATATTCTGATATTCATCTGAACCAGTAAAGAATACTAACATCGCATTTGATACATTTGAACCCGCTGGTATAATCCGTATATCTTTACCAAATATTTCTATAAACTTTTTTTCTGATTGTATTGCATCTTGATTAATAAAAAAATATCTATCTCCACCCCACATTTTCGTATATGTCGGATTCGCATAAGGTGTCGCCAATAACTTTACTTTGTCCGTTTTATCAATATGATTTTCTATATGCTCAAATAATATATTGCAATCACATACCATAACATAATCAGCGATTATCCCATGATCGTATAATAAACCAAATCCTTTATCACATGTACATATATCAACCCGATCTCTATATTTTTTTATTACATCAATATTTTCTTCTAAACTTTCACCCATCGCACATAATAAAAGAAATTTTCCTATACCGGAATTCTGCAATTCACTGGTATTCTTCCTCGGTAATTCAACATTCTTTTTAGCGTATGGTATCCATTTGCTTTCGCCAAATTGACCATATACCTGTGTACTTTGTTTAACTACATCTTGCCATGTTAATACATTTCCCATAGTCATTCCCCTCTTTTATCTGAATAAATATTCTGCTTCAAGTTCAATAATAAACGGACGTGAAAATCCTTCACCGTAATTAAACGGTGTTTCAAAATTAGTAACACCAGGATTGCACCATAATGCCGTATTGTTCAATGTAAACTCTTTTTGAAAAACTGTTTCACAATTCGCCGCTAATTTATATAAATCAGTTAATACAACATCGTCTGATTCATAACCACCATATTTACCCACTAATCCTGATATTTGTATTATAACTGTCGCTTGCTTTTTGTGATTCGCCGGACCCGTTGCACCTATACCCGCATATTCTTCCCTCTTATTATTATATTTTATAAATAATGCCGGCATTCTATCAGCCCTCGGCTGAATCAATTTAATATCACCCAATATAATATTATCACTATCAACCCGCACATTTAATCCCGTCGATAAATCCGGCGATGCTGTCGTTGTGTTATATAATTTTAAAATATTTATTACTGCGGTAATATTAGTAACATATTCGAATGCCATAATTAATCCTTCGCAATCTCATTCATAACATAATTGAGAATTTGTTCTTGCGCATTCTCTGACAACCACATAAATTCCCGTTGCGGTATAGCACCTCTCCCATAATTATGTGTTCCTGCATATACTGATGCCGGACCCGCAACAAACATTAAAACTTCATTCTTTGCTTCTGATGATAAACCACCGCCAGGTAATAATGAATTTCTTAATGTTCCGGTATCCTGTAATATTTTTCCTTTACGATATTTTAATGGTTCCCATCCCCCATTGGGTCCCGATTCACTATGAAAATGTTCTTGGATATCTTTAAACCCAAATATATTAACCGCTACTTTTAAATCATTCGTTGAATCCTCTAATTTTTTACCAACTTGTTTAAGATAATCATCCCATTCTTTAGAATCAAGTTCAACAGTCGTATCACTCATTCTTTAATCCCGTTTTCCGCTTTGATCGCTTATTTCATCATCATCACGTTCCCATTCTGTAGGGTCATCAAGCCCAAATATCGGTGTATATCCATCTTTATCAGAAAAGAATCGTGTGCTTAAAATAGGAATTAAACTACCATCAGAATATGTCAACTTTATTTTTCCTTCTTTAATATCACTTAACGTGTCCATCGCATATTTATAATCATCAAGATACTCATTCCTGTCATCAGCTCTATAACCAGTTGCTTTAATGATATGATAAATTGCAATGTCTTCAGTTAGCTTTTTTAAAAGAGGCGGCGTTGATGCAAATCCTGCGATATTGTAATACGGTGCTATTGATGCGTTTACTATACTTTCAGCATTTTCCACTTGCTGATTAAACATAGAAACACCGAAAGAATCAGTTGATGCCGACGTATTATCTTTTAAAAATCCTGGCAATAAAAGATAATATGATGTTGATGTTATATAATTCCCCATATTATAAAATCCCCGATACTCCCGCAATTTTTAATTCTTTTAAAATCCTTCTATCGTTTTCACCCCGTATTGTTCTTTTATTTGGCTTCAATGTTTTTTCTAAACATCGTTTTGGTTTACCAAATTGATCGAGATAAACCCGTATCAATTTATAACCAGAAGAAGGATTCCCATTAATAAAATAATGGTTTTCTTTTTTGTTTAATTTATCTTGTCCTCGATATGGTATAATAATTTCTTTACCACCTCTAATCCCCAGAATCCGTTTTTCTTGTCCATTATCACTAAATTTTACTTCACTAATTGTCGATACAATCTTCACTTCTTGTTCTTGTGCCACCTGAAAATCTTCTTTGATTTTCCTCGGTCTCCCCGCTTTTCTGACAATTGTTTGTATTTCGTCCATGACTCCCCCTTTTAAAAGTTCTGATATAAGGCAGTAAATTTATTACTGCCTTATATCGAATTAAAACATTATTGTACTGTTTTGAGTATCAAATAAGCGCATTGAGTAGCAATAGCTTTATATTGAAATAATGAACTTACTTCAACCATATCGCCTTTGCGGCTTTCTTCACGCCATTTTGTTACTGTAAACGGCGAACCCGCACCCATCCCTAAGAATTGATACATTGCTGACGCTTTCCTCAATCCAGGCGAGCTTTCCATATATGCCAAAAAGGCACAACTTGACCATACAAAATTCATCGAATTGGTCAATCCTTCTTGTGCAGTATCTCTTAAAGCTCTACCAACAAGAATTTCCTGAACATTGAAAAGTTTCGCAAGCATATTCTCGGTAATAGAATCAGCAGTCGTATATTTCACACGATCAATAACAGATACGTGATTCTTACACGCTCTGAATGTTGGGTCATCAATAACTAACTTATTTGGCGTATACCCCGAACTTGCAATGATTTTGCTGGTTGCAGAATCAATGCTGGTTATCGGGTTTGTCGTTGTAGTATTTGACGACCATGCGGCGGCGGCGGCTAATGAAGCGTTATTGCTAAAATTAGATTTGTCAAATGCAATATTAGCACATTCAACCTCTTTGCGAATAAGAATTCTTTTCGTAAGAACTTCTGTCGCATCTATGTCAGGTTTAATCGCTTTATCAGCATTTTGACGCATCCTATCCGTAACAATATCCTTCAATGCATGTTCAGCAAGTTTGTAACTTGATGTACTCAAATCATAACTTGCTTCCCTTGCTTCTGAACCATCAGCACGCAATGTTTCAGGTAATGACATTATATTCTGGTCAAAAACATAATACACATCTGATTCATGCATAACGGGAATTTTTGGAACTAATCTATCGGCTATAAATTCATTCGGCATATAAGCAACTGAAATATTTTCCAATGCTTTATCCCGATGAAGTTGACTTGGTAATGGCATGGTAGTATCTCCTTTACTTATAATGCACGAGGCTGAATTGTAACTTCAATCACACTATTCGTTACGCCGGATTCTAATGCAATCCCAATGATAGCGGCGGTTGTTGTACCAACAACTCCCGTCCCTTTACCACCGGTAATTGCACCGACAATATCACCTGCTGTAACCGTTGCGCCTAACTTAACTTTAGCAGTTCCACTCAATATAATTCCTACTGCTTCACCCGTTGCACTCGCATTATTGTTTGTTACACCAATAACATTTGTGGTTGTGGTTGCAGGAAAATCGGCTCTGCCGTTAGCGTCAACAGTTGCAATATGATATGCCGCAATAGAGACATCGGCGGCTGGTAGCGTGATTATATCACCCACTTTTAACTGTGACATTATAGTAATACCTCTTGTTTTTTTAATCTTTTCAATAATAAAAGGTCATTTTATTATCTTATAGATTAACATTTCGGAATATTTATTTAATAAAATATTCGGCAAAGGATTATTTACTTATTTCAAATAATGCTGTTTTATAATCAACATTATTCTCCTTCGCATATTTCAACGCTTTATTATGTAAAGCGGAATTGTCTACATTACTTGTTTCACCTGTTTCTGATTGTTCTTCGGTATTCAATTTAACTTGTTCACGATTCAATAACATTCTGAACATATCAGCAACAGTCTTCTCTTCTTCGCCAACTTTATATTTCTTTATTTCCGATGTATCTAAATGAAATATAAGTGTTTTTAATACATCTTTATCAGCCGGCATCGCAAATGTTTTCGGGTCTGAAATAATCTTATCAACTTCTATCTCTATTTCTTTTTCTTTCGATACTATTTTACTTTTTTCAAGTTCTTCTTTTGTTATAGAGAACGATTGTTCTAACTCCGTACATTTTGCATCTTTCGCTTTTAATTCTTCATCCTTAACAGCCATTGATTTTTTTAATGTATCTCTTTCTGCAATCAATTCAGCTATTTGCTTTTCTAATTCTTTTATCTTTCCTTCAACACCACCGGCATCCTGCATCTGCTTTTCATCATTTGGTTTTTCATCTGGTTTTGGCATATCGCCCTCCTCGTTTATTTGAAATTCATACGTCTTTATTTCATTTTTGTCTTTATATATTTTATTATCAATGTCAAGATTATATAAAGAAATTATATCATTAAGATTTTGTACTGCTGGGGTATCACCACCCAGTAATGATACTGCTTTTAATAATTTCGGATATGTTTTATTATCGATCTTCGCATTAAAAAATATCTCGCTTGATATGCGCCTGTATGCGCCCGCCTTTATTAATTCATATATCTTTTTTGGCACATTAGAAAAATCAGCAATTAACTTATTCCCGATTTTTTTTAAACGATCAACCCATCCGATAGCAGGTAATCCATCTCTTTGTGCAAGTAATTGATCGTCATCATGTCCTAATTTTAAATATGGCTTTATCATCAATTTTGTTTCTTCAAACGACCTGACAATATCCTCTAAATCACTATCGATATATTTGTCGCCATTCCATTGACCCGTCGCAAATATTTCTACATCAGATATATTAAAAGTTTCAGGCAGTTCGTATATCAATACACCTTCTTCTTGAGAAAATTTCCCTTTGTGTTCTTCTATCCATTTACGAGCTTCTTCTTTGTTAAATTTGCTTTTATCAAATCGCAATGCTTGCGCTTCCATCGTATCTGAACCTTCTTTTTTACCCATTATTAATGATACACCTGCTGTTATTTCTTTACTTCTAAAACTATCGGGTTTAAATAATGATGGTTCTTGTAACCGCCACCTAAACTCGTTCTCTGTTTCTTCTAAACCTGGCATATCTCATCATCTCCTTTTTTAAATTTATATTCCAAATTCATTTTATATGTTGTATTAGTTATCGCACTGTCTCTCTCGTGTTTTAATG